GTAACCCGATCATCCTGAGCAACGGCGCCGAACTGCGCTTCCTGAGCACCAACAGCAGCACCGCGCAGGGCCACCACGGGCACGTCTACGTCGACGAATATTTCTGGATCCGCGACTTCGACAAACTCAAGTCGTTGTCGGGGGCCATGGCCACCCACAAGAAGTGGCGCAAAACCTACTTTTCCACGCCCAGCGCGGTCAGCCACCAGGCCTATCCGTTCTGGACCGGCGACACCTTCAAACGCGGCAAACACCGCAACGCTAGCAAGCCGTTCCCGGGCGAGGCCGAGTTACGCCAAGGCGTGCTCTGTCCGGACGGCCAGTGGCGCAAGATCATCACCATTCACGATGCCATCGCCGGCGGCTGCGACCTGTTCGACATCGAGCAGCTGCAACTGGAAAACTCCGACGATCAGTTCGATCAGCTCTATTTGTGCCAGTTCATCGACAGCACGCAGAGCGCGTTCAACCTGGCGGATCTGGAGCGCTGCTATTCCGATCTGTCGTTGTGGAAAGATTACGACCCCGACCCGAAGGCGGCGCGACCGTTCGGCAACAGTCCGGTGTGGGTCGGCTACGACCCGAGCCGCACCCGCGACGACGCCACCTGCGTAGTGGTCGCGCCGCCGCTCGAGCAGGGCGGCAAGTTCCGGATCCTGGAGAAGCACAGCTGGCGCGGGCACTCGTTCACCTACCAGGCCGCCCAAGTCAAAAAAATCACCGAACGCTTCAACGTCCAGCACATTGGCATCGACATCACGGGGGTGGGCTATGGGGTGTTCGACCTGGTGCGCGACTTCTACGCCCGGGCCACGCCAATCCACTACAGCCTGGAAACCAAAAACACCCTGGTCCTCAAAGCCCAGGACACCATTCAAGGGCGACGGATCGAGTGGGACGCCGGCTGGAACGACATCGCCTCGGCCTTCCTGACGATCAAGCGTGGTGCCACCAGCAGCGGCCAGATCACCTACAGCGCTTCGCGCACCGACGCTACCGGTCACGCCGACATCGCCTGGGCGGTGATGCACGCGCTCGCCAATGAACCCCTTAACGTCAACAAAAAGCGGCGCAGCCGCTGGTCAACACTAGAAGGCAGCCATGCAAGAGCTAACACCGCAGGACAAAACCGAGCCCCACAAAGTGCAGGCGTTCAGCTTTGGCGCCCCCGAGTCGGTGCTGGCCAGCAACATGGGCGAGTACCTGGGCGTGTTCGCCAACAACGACGGGCGGATCTACACGCCGCCGGTGTCACGCACCGGTCTGGCCAAGTTGCTGCGCGCCAACGCTCACCACGGCACCATCCCGCGTTTCAAACGCAACTTGCTGTTGCGTGACTTCATCCCGTCGGCCGGGTGCAGCGCGCAGACCATGGGCCGCGCCTCCCTGGACTTCATGGTCTTTGGTGATGCGTTTTTTCAGCGCATCCGCAATGTGATTGGCCAGGTGATTGAGTTGCAGCATCTGCCCGCGCTCAACATGCGGCGCAAAGTCGGGGGCGGCTTTGTCATGCTGTTGCCGAACGGCAAGGAACTGCACTTCGAAGAAAACGAAGTGGAGCATGTAATGGATTACGACGTAGAACAAAATATTTATGGTGTGCCCGATTATCTGGGCGGCATGCATGCACTGCTATTGAATGAGTCGGCCACCCTGTTTCGTCGGCGTTACTACAACAATGGCGCGCATGCGGGGTTTATCTTTTATACCAATGATCCGAACATGTCGGACGACGATGAAGCAAAATTAAAAGCACAGATACAAGGTACAAAAGGTGTGGGTAACTTTCGCTCGATGTTTGTGAATATCCCGGGCGGCACGGATAAGGCTATACAGATTATTCCGATTGGCGACATCGCCACTAAAGATGAATTCGAGCGGATCAAGAATATTACTCGTAATGACGTGATTGCGGCCTGGCGCATGAACCCGGCACTGGCCGGCGTGATGCCGGAGAACGCCGCCGGCTTCGGCGATATCGAAAAGATCGATCGGGTTTACACCAACAACGAAATCCGGCCGATCAGCCAGTTGTTTATCCAGGTGAATGACTGCCTGCGAGCCGATCGGAGGATTGCTTGGCGGGAGCCTGTGGTGGCAGCGTGATGCAGGCCACTCCCTATAGTGTCTATTCACCCACACAAACCCCATATGTTGTGTGGCAAAATAACCACCTATGGGCGCAGTTGGGGTGGCTATGCGGATTTACTGTAAGGAATGCGGCGGGAAAGCACGCATCGGCAAGCGTGATGAACTGTCTGTGACGTTCGCCAGGCTGTACTGCCAGTGCCTGTCCGTCAGCTGTGGCCACACTTGGGTGACCACGCTGGCTTTCTCTCACACCTTGAGCCCGTCCGCGGAAGTCGTCGACCGACTCTTGTTCGACCGACTACGTGATCTGCCGAGGGCTAAACAGCGTGAGCTATTCGATCAGTTGGGCGCTTTGCCGTCAGGATAGTTTTTCAGCATGTCCAGTGCTGTTCGAAATCGCCGAATACTGGAAATCCCATACTCAATAAACGCTAGTCGTCCATGTTCAGAGAGTGGTATCTCCGAAGTGGATATATCTACTGTAAGTGCAAACGAGTTTCTGCACTCCTCAAACTCTTCACGAATAACATTGAGATCTATAGCCGGTTTGCTCATGTGCTCAACTCGTTTTTTGTAATTAGTTGACAGATTTTAGGTGTCAGTAATTTGGCTGGTCAAGGTGTTTGCTATTGGCGCGCCCGTCAATCAAAGTTACATTTGTTTTATTTTGTACTTTTGCAATTGCGTGAAAATATTGCCCGTTAGAAAGAAGGTGCTATATTTAGTGGTGCTCGCCATTGGTAATGCTAGAGGCTAATTTAGGCTTTAGCGGTAAAACTATTTTTCGTACAACGTGTGTTTCAAAATTTGACGAATTTGATTGATCGAGGTTGGTCATGTCGAAAGCTGGAAGCAAACAAGGGCGCTGAAGCGCCCTTGTTTGAATATTCATGCAGCAGTCACTCAGAGCTTCAACCCATCGATCCGCACCACGCCGTAACGACGTTTACCTCGGGCATTTTCGAACTCCGCCACCACTAGGCCGTGCGGCAGAGGGATCTGTACCACACCGACGCCGGTATTGTGGTGCAAGAAGCGAGTGGCATCGGTCAGAAAAAAGTCGCTGGGCAGCTCCATCTGCTCGCAAGCCTGACGTTCCTGCTCTGCGCTGATGGCAATGATTTGGCCGTCGATCAGCATTGGATTTTCTCCCTGTCTGTTTTGGGGTTAGCAAGTAACTCTGAAACCACCTGCGCATCGTCCGTGCTCAGATCGCCCATGATTTTGGCCATGCCCGCGACGCTTTCGAGATGCACTCGGGCGTCTGGAGTTTTATGGATCAGGTAGCCGATCAATGCAGCGCCGACCACGGCAGTCGCCAACTGACCGCGTGAGGGTTTAAAGGGACTGCGAGCGGGTTGCTCTGGCGCTGTGGTAGCCTTTACGTCGCTGCTGCTTGGGTGCTGTGCTTGCATGGTGTTGCTCCTTTAGTGGTGGTTGGTGTCGGGGAGGTGCGAACTCCTCGACACCGTCTCTATCAGGCTTGCCGCAATAGGCTGGCCGTGAATACCGGGCGCTGCTCACAGCGCACCTCAAACAACCCCAAGTCGTGACCGTCTACATCCTGCATATGCACAACGGTGACGAAAGTCGGGGTTTCTTCCGGGTGGTCCCGCCAGTGCGCGGCGGCGGCTAGTTCGGCCAGATCCTCGGCTGTGCGCTGTTCGACGTAGTCGGACGGCAGCGGAAACTGACCCGGTAAGGTGTTGGCGCAGTAGCGAATAATCATTGCGACTTCTCCCCCTCAGGCCTGACGCACCAGGTGCACGACGAAGTCAGACGGAATCCCCGAGTGAATACCCCGTGCTTTTAGCTCCATAACAGCCTGAATCTGGAACCGGGTGCAGTCGTCAGCCAGAAACTGCTTGTCACCGGCCATGGCCTTATCGGCAATCAGGTTGATGAAGTACGGGGTTGTGCAGTGTTCGCCGACCATGATTGGTGCCTCGACCCCTTGGTCTTTCAATTCGGTTTGAATGGCGCGCAAACGGGTGGTTTTGCCGGTGCCTTGGTCGCCGGTGATGACTTGTATTTGCATGGTGTTGCTCCTTTTTTTGCTGGTTGAATCGGGCGCCGCGCCCGAAATAATTCCGCGTGTGCCCGGGGTGTACCCCGGAATATCCGGAACGGCTAAAAGTTGAAGGAGGCTAGCCCACGGAATACGGGGCTTTCAGGGGGGGTGGTGCTTGGAACACCAAGCCGGAACATTGCAGAACAGGATTTGTTCAAAATCTGCTGTAGGCCTTGATTTACAAGGGCTAGCGCCGTGTTCCGGCAAATGCCTTTGGTGGAACACTTACAGAACAGGAAACAGAAAGATGTTCCGGTGTGATCCATCGTGTTCCGGTCAGTGGTGATGCGGTGTTGTTGGTTATCTATCTGTTTTTTATAGATATTTTTCTTATAAATATTCATGTTCCAGATGTTCCGCCTAACCATTGGCCACACACGCATTTCCTTAAAAACACTGGTTTGCCCCCGTACACGTCTTTTTATCCCCAGGACGTTCATCAGGATTTGCTCCCCTTCCGGAACAGCCAGCAGTTGAGCGAGCGCTTCTCAATGACCGAGCGGACTTTGCGAGTCTCGACAAAGGTGTGTGAGGTGCTGAGTGGCAGTGCGCGGTGCAACTGAGTCGCGTGAATGACTTCCTGGCCAGCGAGACGACAGGCGTTGTGGAAGTGCTCGATGTTGATGGCGATCAGGCTTTTGTCAGCGCTGTGGTTGAGCGTTTCCTGAATGACTTCGCGATCGCCAATTTCATCGCTGATCGAAACCACTCTTTCATTGAGGTAGTGATAGATCTGCCAGAAGCGCCCAGCTGTTGGGTTCTCGGTGCTGACGCGCTGCTGCCGATCGATGGCGCGGCGCTCAATGTGCTTGATGACTTGTTCCAGGGCAGCGTCGCTCCAGTCTGGGAACAGCGCCTGTGTGGCTTTTGTGGCTGCCATCATCTGCGCATGACAAAGCACGATCCGTTGGTGCTGAAGAACAGGGTTTGCTTGCAGGCGTTGCTCGTATTCTGGAAACGCATCGAAGTAGCGCTGGAGCCAGGCTGACTCCTGCCCAATGCAATGTCCCAGGTATCCGGCCAATTGCTCGACGGGCAGGCTATTCAAACGAGTGGCGAGAACCTTCAAGGCAGGGGTGTGATGCGCCCTGTTCGCGTGGAAATGACTGATGCGGGTCAGGATCGCCTCGGAGCCCTCAACGCTGGCGTTCTGAGCAATGCACAGAGCCGCGAGGAAAATCAGGCTGTCGGTGTCGTTGCTCGAGGACTTCACGCCGACCGTGCGAAGCGTGGCGTTGTGGTCAAACAGCGCCTTCCACTTTTCCCAGTTGTATTGACTGACTACCGTACGGCCCTGGGCGTCGACGGTCTGGCTGTCAGACTCAATCAGCACCACCGGAAAGTTACTGACCTGAGACAAAGCACGGGTCAGGCCGATGGCGCTGGCGCCGTCGCTGTTGGGCTTGATGCCTTCATAGTTGGAGCGACCGAGTAAACGCCACAGAAAACGCAGCAAGCTGGACTTGCCGGCGCCGGCATCGCCGGTCAGTTCCAGGAACGGCCAAGACTCCTGTTTGGTTCGAATCTGCTGCACGAACAGCGTGGCAGTCCACCACGACAACGCTGCGAGTCCGTTCAGGTGATGCACCGCAAAGAAGTCGGAAAACCAGCTCGGGTCGAAGTCATTACCACGGACGATCGTCAGGCTATTGAGCGAAGTTTTCAGACCGATTTTTCCGACTTCAAGGTAGCCATGGTCGTTGGCCAGGTACTCACGCCCTTTGTGGTAACCGAACTTCTGGAAGCAGTAGGTTTTGCTGGCCGCGTCGTAGCCGACGAAGGGCAGCGATCGCACAGTCAGAGCATTGTCCAACCATTTGCTGCGCAGCATGGCCAAGACCTTTTCCCCGCCTTCGAAGTTGCCCCCAGGTGTGCGCTCCAGCAGCGATTTGGCGAAGCTTCTCGGATCGCCGATCGAGTTCGGCGCCAGGGGCTCCTTGCAGTTCTGTGCCGCGTTGGGAAAGTTGAATTGAAAGAAGAACTGCTGGTCACCGCTGATCGCATCGCGCTGGATGTATTCGAAGCGCGGCACGCAGTTGGCCACCTGCTTGATGTCGCAGTATTTGTAGAAGAGCTGCTCGCGAGCGACCGCTTCGTCTTCCCGTGGTTTGTTCAGCTCATCGGAATTCACCTTGGCGGAGTAAAGGCGTTCGCCGAAGTCCAGCAGGAAGAAATTCAGCGGCTTCTTCTTGTGGAGCAGGTAGGCTTTTTTCGCAGGGCTCTCAGCGATAAAAATTCGCCCCTGGTAGTTCGCCTCCTGCATGAACTCATCATTCAACTGGCCATCGCGGTACACATCGTCCCAATCGCGATCGTTGCCGGCGAGGGCTACCCATGCCAGTTCATCACGGGCAAGCAACTGACCGCGGTACTTAGGGATAACTGAGTGGCCGGCCTTGTCGTCGTCCAGGGCGATGATCCAGCGCACTTTCAGGCCCTTGTGCGCCTCGATGATGTCCCAAGGGAAGTTGTTGGCTGAGATAGACGCGATAGCCTTGTAGCCAGCCAGGAATAACGCGATAGCGTGGAAGATCCCCTCTACGACGTAGACGGTGTCCCCTTGCTCGATGGACATGCCAGGCGGAACCCAGGCGCCGCCCTTATAGGACATCTTGGATTTGATGCCGGCTTTGTCTCCTCCATTGGCAGTGACCATCGTCGCGTCAATGATTCGTTCCCAATAGCCGTCGCAGAGCGGAAAACGGACGGTGTCCGCCCACTGCTCATCTTTCATTTTGCGTCGACCCTGTTCATACCAGCCTTTCAACTTGCTGATATCGAAACCGCGATTACGCTCCAGGTAAGCGTCGGCCGTGGCATTCGGATTTGTCTCGGTACGCGGGAACCGCTCGCTGAGGTTTTCGAACAGGTGGCTGTAGCGCTCCCGGGTCTTTTCCTCAAATTGGCACTGGTTCAGGCGATTGCACTTGAGCTGGAACGGCTGCTTGCGAGCGATGTACAGCGTGCGTTCGTTACAGCCTGGGCAGACTCCCTTTTGGAAGTAGGTGCTGCCGATGTCCTTGAAGTCCAGTTTGTGGTCATGCTCGAGGGCGGCGACCACTTCTAGACGATAGATGTCTTCGAATTGCATTTGCCGGCTCCTTACGCTTCACCGGCTTTGGTTTTGGGCTTTCCGCCGCGTACGCGCTCGGCTTGTTCTGCTGCCTCTATGGCCAAATGAACCATATTTACGAGTACCGCAGACTTTGAACCTGGTTGCTTTGGACGGGTAAGGAAGTGCCCTAGCTCGATCTCGTTGCGGATGGCTGAATTCGACTGTCCAGAACGTCGCACCAGCTCGCTGATGGTTACGTAAGGCGTGTCGATGTTGATCTGCATTCTGCTACCCTCTTGGGAATATTTGGGATAAATGTTCCTTGCAAGGAACATATCAAGAGGGGTTTATGGACTTTCCGGCGAAATTCAAAGCGATTCGAAAAGCAGAAAATCTAACCCAGAAGGAGTTCTGCGAGGTGTTGGGGTTCAGCGAAAGCACCTACCGGAAGTACGAAGCAGGATTTATTGAGGTCGGGGCACCGGCACTGCTGAAGATTGCCAATCACCCAAACTTCAAGAAGTACGCCCTCTGGTTGATCACTGATGACACCGCCCCGACTTGTGGCCAGGTCAGCCCGGTTTAACCCATGACGATTAAGAAGCTAGAAGACGGCCGGTATGAGGTCGATTGCAGGCCAGAAGGTCGGGATGGCCCGCGAATCCGGAAGAAGTTTCGTACCAAAAACGAAGCCTTGGTCTATCAAAATAGGATCATGGGGGATGGTGCACGAGGCGAGTTTGAGAAGCGGAAAAAGAGAGATGAGCGCTCGTTGAGTGTGTTGGTCAATCTTTGGTTCGATTCACATGGCCGGACGCTGAAGCGTGGGGAAGAGCGGCAGCGCGCCTTGATCGCGATGGCTGAGCGGATGGGCGACCCATGTGCGGAAGACTTCACCACAACGCATTTCACGAAGTACCGGACCGATCGCTTGGCCGGGAAATTCAACCGCGAGACGGCGGGTAGTGGCCGGAAGAAAGGGGAAGAAGCTAAGCCCCCTAGTGCCAATACGCTGAATCACGAGTTGGCCTACCTGCGAGCCGTATTCAACGAGCTGGAGCGTCTTGGGGAGTGGGTCGGGGAGAACCCGCTGGGCAAAGTGCGAGCGTTGAAGTTTGACGAAACCGAGATGGCCTATCTCACTGCTGAGCAGATCAAGCCGTTATTGGCCGACTTGGACAAGCGATCCTTGGCTGCTGGGGTGGTGGCTCGGGTATGCCTGGCCACTGGTGCCCGATGGTCAGAGGCCGAAGGTCTTACCGCACGCCAGGTACGAGATGGCCGCATTCACTTTGTTCGGACAAAGTCTTCGAAGAATCGAGCCGTGCCCATCGCTGAGAGTTTGCAAAAGCTGATCAAAAAAGCGATGCCTTTTGGCGATTGCTACAAGAAATTTGGCGAGTCGGTTGAAGCGGTAAAGCTTGATCTGCCAGCCGGTCAGTCGACCCACGTTTTGCGACACACCTTCGCCAGTCACTACATGATGAATGGCGGGGACATCCTGACATTGCAACGTGTCCTGGGGCACTCGTCCCTGGCGATGACGATGCGTTACGCCCACTTCAGCCCGGGGCACTTGGCCGAAGTGGTTCACCTCAACCCGTTGGCGTCTGTGCCTGGGTAACAGCTAAAAGGAAAAGTGGTATGGCTTTCGTGTACTTGAAGGACACCAGCGGCGAAGTGGTGGTGCTTAACACCGACTTGATTTCTTACGTAGCGCCGAAGGTTAAAGGAAACTTCGATCAGGGGGCAGGGGTGTATTTGAAGCAGACAATTGGCCTTAACCAGAACGTTATCCATGTGTCCGGCGAGGAAGCCCAGGAGCTGTTCAATACCATTCTGGGTTGAGGTGTGGACACTTTGTGGACGTTTGGAAGAAGTGAAGTAGGGGCTTGAACAAGTCCCAGAAACAGCAAAGCCCCGCATTGCGGGGCTTTGATATATGGTGCCGGCACCAGGAGTCGAACCCGGGACCTACTGATTACAAGTCAGTTGCTCTACCAACTGAGCTATACCGGCGTGTTGGGCGACGATTATAGCGATTGGGTTGGTTCTGTAAACCCCTGAATTCAGACTATTTTTGCGCAGGGGTCAGGTCAGGCGCGTAGCAGGGTTTTCTTGAGTTTCTGGATGGCTTGCCAGGTGCGGCTGTTTTGCATCGCGCGCAGCTGTGCTTCGGCCTGTTCGGCGCGTTGCAGCGCGGCGGCGAGTTGGTGTTCGGCATCGCCGACGGGGTGGCTGAAGTTGTGGCCTTTGCAGAACTGGAATTCGTCCAGGTTGCAGGGCGGGATGTCGAAGGCAGGTTTGAGGTTCAGGTGCTCTTCGGCGAGGTAATAGGTGTTGATGCCGTCGAACAGAATGGATTGGTAGCCGGCGCCGGTGACGAGGGTTTCCCAGGTCTGGTCCCGGTCCCACGGGGTTTCGATGAGGATGACCCACGGTCGCCACTGGGTGAAATCCATGCCGCGCAGGACGGTTTCTTCGTGGCCTTCGACGTCGATTTTCAGGAAGTGGATCGGGCGGCCCTGGACGTGTTCTTCGCAGATGGACGTCAGGGTGCGGGACTGGACGGTTTGGCTGCGCACGTCCATGCCGGCGTCTTTGTGCATTTGCGCCATGGCCGGGTCGACGGTCGAGAGGCCGGTACCGGCGATGCCGTAGAAGGTCAGGTTTTCAGCGCTTTCGCCGGCCACGCATTGCAGGTTGGTGTCTTTGGGACGTTGCTGGCACAGGGATTCGTAGTAGTTGGGCATCGGTTCGACATTGATACCGGTCCAGCCGTGGTCGTAGAACGCTTTGGTGACCGAGTCATGGGTCGGATCGTTGGCGCCGACGTCGATATAGAAGCCGTTCTCGACGGTTTTGAGGGCGCGCCACAGGCGTATGTCTTCGAAATTCTGTGCGTAAGAAATGAACGTCACTGTCGCATCCTGTCGGTCGAATTTTCTTGTTCGTGGCCGCGCTGACGGCGTCCTTGCGTGTTTGTATAACAAGAGTCGAGAAGAGGTGCAATTTTCCCCGCCTGAGGTCCGGGTTTAGGCGCTTATGTCCTTTGCATTGAATGCTTATGCACAACGGCGGCGGTGGCACTGTGCGCTCAGTGGTGTTTTTGTGGACCTGTTCTCATTTGTCCGCAAATCCCTGTTTTTCAGGATTTTTTCGTGGGTGTACGAAAAATGAACAGTTCCGTTTCACCCCTGAAACAGCTGTGGATATTGGATCCACGATAATTTCATCAACAGAGTTATCCACAGGCTGAAGCTTTTACGGGCGTTCCGCCAAGAGCAGGAAATTACGCGGCGTCAGCGGGGTTTCGCAGAAGGTCCCGAGGCGAACGGTGTAACCCTGATCGGCAAGGAAAAGGGCACGGTCGAGTACCAGCCAAAGCTCCAGCGGGCGTCGGAAAAGTCCGCGCAGCAGCTCCAGATTGCGTACTTGCGCCAAGCGTTGCCATCCAGCAGCTTCGAGAGCGGACCAATCTTGCGAGCCGATTGTGGATAACTCTTTCAAGGCGGCCAGATGATGGCAGTACTCGGCGAAGGATGTGTCCAGCCAGGCACTCGGCAGGGAAGGTGCGGGCAGGTATTCATCGACGCCGCGCAGTTGCCGTTGCAGCAAGTCGAAACCCAGGCGTCGGGCCATGGAGGTGTCGCGTTGGCGTCGCACGCGAGCGCCAGCGGTGACGGTTTCGCTCATGGGCAGGGCGAGATCGTCAAGGGACAGCTGTAGGCCGGATCGCAAACCGACTTAAGAAAGCGGCTGATAGGCCGGAAGATTGATCCGGTTATAACAGCACGGCGCGATAGCCAATTGTTTGCAGCCCGCTGCGCTGGCCAGCTGGATCAATCGCACATGCAGATCACCGCAGGCGTGCAGCGCCACCGGTGTGTGATCAACATTCAATAAATTCGCGGCGCCAGGCGCGAGCACATCCTGTTCGACGTGCAGCGCCCGCAATTGATGACGCTGGCT